GAAACAGGAAAGGGTCTATTATGCTTTGGCCGTTTGGAAGAAAGTCTGTTACCCCGAAAGAATCCATCGATGCGCAAATCTCCGAAGCCGTCCGCGAGGCTGCCGATCTGTTTCGAGAAGAGGATTATAAATATCTCGCGCTCGGCACATCTTTGGGCGACCTGTCCGAAACGGAGCGTCAACAATACGTTTTGAAGTCCCGTATATTCGGGCGGCGCGATGCGCTCGGCACGCATATTATCCGGCTCTGGCAAAACTACGGCCTGGGCACAGGGATCACCTATGGGGCCGATGACGCGTATGTCAATACCACGGTCGGGCGGCTCTGGAATGACCCCAAAAACCAGATCGTGTTTTCACCGCGCGGCCAGCGTGAAGTTGTGCGCACGATTTTGACAGACGGCGAAATCTTCCTGGCGGTGTTCCCCGGCTCCCCTTCCCGATGGCGGATCATAGACTCAACGGAAATCACCGGGATCGCCACGGACCCGGAAGACGCGTACACCGAGCGGTACTACAAACGGATGAACGCCACGGCCACGAAAATATACCGAAGCGTTGGGAACGAATCAGCGGCCCCTGGCGTTTGGGAAACCAGCCTGCCTGTCGAAATCGGCGACGTGTTCCGGGATGCACTCGTGCTGCACGTGTCGCTTGACTCCATGAAGGGCCGGGGCTATCCGCTTTTGCTCGCCTCGCTGGAATGGATTCTGTCACACCGTCAATTCATGCGCTCCCGGATCGCGATTCAACAGGAACTTGCACGGATCGCGCGTAAGGTCAAAATTAAGGGCGGGCCAACTGCGGTCTCGGCGGAACTGGCCAGGATTGCGGCGCAACGCGCGGCGCGGCGTGCCACCACGGACACCCCCACAATGGCCGGAACCCGCGTGGAAAATGAAGGCGCGGCAATGGAAAGCATGGACATGGAAACCGGGGCACAGGCGGCGCAAACGGACGGCGCCATGATTTTGCAACTTGCCGGGATCGGTTCTTCCGTGTTTACACATTACCTCGGCGCGGGTGAGGCGTTCCGGCTGGCCACGGCGACCGCGATGGAAGCCCCCATGATGATTTCGTTCATGGCGTTTCAAGAGGTCATTCGCGCGATCTATTCCAGCATGCTGGATTTTGAGTTACGGGCCGTGAAGAAAAAAACGGATGAAAAGCCCCTGTATACGCTCGAACTGCCGGACGTGTTTACGATGGACGTTCCAAATATTGTAAACACAGCGGCCACTCTTTCCAGCACGATCCCCGGTTTGAACGAGTCCGAAGAGTTTCAGAAGACGACGCTCATGCGGGCGGGCTATCGCAATGCGGATAAAATCCTTGAGCAGATCAAAGACTACGAACCCCCGGCCCCTACTACCGTTCCTTCCTCCCCCCCGGATAGTTCCTCGTCCAAGCAGCAGCCAAATGTAAACGGTAAAGACACGTCCAATCCAGAAGAAGACTATCCGGGGGGTTCTCCAATCAAGCCGAGCGAGGCTAACAATATAGTGCTCCAATTATTCGAGCGGATCGCGCGGGCGCGTGAAGCGCAGGAACTGGATCTGCATAATGACAGTTGCGAACATTGATCCTCTTGATGTTTTGCTTTCCTGCATACAGGCGAAGGAACTTGATCTTTTGCAGGAAGCGGCCATAATCCGCGCGTTTCATTACGCGGCGGATTCTCCGCTTGCTATCAAGACAATGCGACAGGTCAAGCGCGTGGCTTGGATGTACGGCGATGCGTTCCGGGAATGGCTCACACCATCAATAGCCATGCAGATCGCATATAACGGCGTCCGGGCCGAGGAAGCGAAGGCAAAAACATTCCCATTGACCGGGGCGATTGGCAAAGCACAACAGGAAATGGAAAAGATCCTGAAACCGGCCATAGTCACCACATACACGCGGGTCGGTGCATTGTTTCCGAACGACCCCGGCTCCACGATGCAAACGGCGGGCAGTCCAGAAATCCAGATGCGCGCGGAGCGGCTTGCGAAAAAGAACGCGGGCAAAATGATTCAGGACATCACCACGGCGGACCGCAACCGGATCAAGAAAATAGTGGCGGACGGAATCGCAAAGGGAAGCCCGGCCCAAGACATAGCGAACGAGATCACGGCCTGGGTAAATGATGACCAAATGACCCCGGAACGGGCGCTTACTATCGCGCGAACCGAGACCGCCACGGCGCTCGGCACGGCGGCGCATGATGCGTTTGTTGCAAACGGTTCCACGGAGAAACGCTGGATACTCGTTCCTGAAGGGAAAGTCTGTGGCGTTTGTAGAACTAATGCACAGATGGGGAAAATTGGCATCAACGACAGTTTTATCAGCGGCCACCGGGAAACCCCGGCGCACCCAAATTGCCGGTGCGTCATTTGGTACAACGTCCCGAAAACGGCCAAGGGCGGGAAAACCCCCGCGAAAAAAGGAAAGAAATGAACGTACAGATCGCAGAAATCACCGGGTCTATCACGGCCATTTCAGAATCCGATTCTGCGGGCGCTGGCGGGAACGTGGCCACCGTAACCGTGATCCGGCCCGGATTCAATTTATCAAAGCAGCGGTACTATCCCCCGGAAACGTTGCAGCGAGACGCGCATCTATTCGAGGGCGCGAAAATGTATGTTAATCACCCAACGGCGCAGGAAGAATACCTCCGGCCCGAGGGCGACCTGTTTAACTGGGGCGGCGTTCTGAAAGACGTTCGCGTGGCGGAAGACGGCTCTATTCAAGGCCGGGCGTTCATCCATCACCCGCAGTTGCGCCAGCTTATGGGCAACCTCCGCGAAAACGGATTTATCAATTCCGTGGGCGTTTCCATTCGCGCGATTTGTCAGGCTGCAAAGAAAATGATCGAAGGCGTTGAAACAACCGTGATCGAAAACGTCATGGAAGTTTTGTCCGTTGATTTTGTAACCGAAGCCGGAGCCGGGGGCGGGATTCTGGCGTATGAATCCGCCGACGTTTTGCTGGCCCGCCTTAAGAAACTTTGCCCGGACCTCCGGGTGATCGAACAAAAGGAATCCGAGACCATGACCATTGAAGAACTGAAAGCCGAATTGGAAGGCAAGATCGCGGAATTGACCGCAGGTCTTGCCGAGCGCGACGCGCAGATCGCGGAATTGAAAACGCAGATTGACGCAAGCACGGGCGCGCGTGATGCGGACGCGGCGGCGGCGGTGGCGGCGGTGGCCGCGAAAGCGGACGCGGACACGATGGCCGCCACGGATGCTGCGGTTGAAGCGGCCCTTGGCAAGATCGTGCTGCCGGATGCCGCGAAGGCCCGGATCAAAGAATCCTACAAAGGCCGGAAATCGGCGGACGGTCTGGAGAAGGCCATCGAGGCCGAGCGCGATTATTTGATCGCGGTGGGAACCCCCGGCATCGTGAAGGCCGAGGGGGACCGCACGAGTGAATCGGCCACGCCCGACCTGAAACAGACGTTCAAGGAATCCTTCCTCCGGCGCGGCTACGACGAAGCCACCGCCGAAAAATTGGCACAAACGGCGGCGTTCTGATACCGCCATAACGCCGCAAGGCAAAGGAAAATAGAAACATGGCTTATAGCGAAACCCCCTATACCATCGAAGGCGCGGCGGGGAATGAGCAATTCCCGATCAATGGTGAAGATATTCTCACCATTGTCGAATCCGCGTTAACGCACCCGACCCATGCGGACGGATTTGTCGATGAAGGCGACCCGGTGATCTGCGGCGCGATCTGCGGTATCGCGTTGAAATCTGCGGCAGCGGCAACGGACATGATTCCGATCAAGCGCACGGGCGTGTGGTCGCTCACGGTGACCGCGCAGAACGGTCAGGGCAATTCCAACGTTGCGGTGGGCGAAGTTGCCTACCTCGATACCAGCACCTGTGTGATCTCGAAGATCGTCACCGGACGGCCCTTCGGCATTTTCCTGAACTCGATGACCGGCTCGGCCACGCCGGGGATTCTCCCCGTGCTGGTGGAACCCGATCTTTCGACGTTCATTTCACCGGCG